TGTGTACGAGGTGCACGAAGTTTATCGCCTATTGCGACCATTTGCTAAATTAATGGGTCAGGTATATGGAAACGAGAACTGAAGAATGGCGAGCCGTCGTAGGTTACGAAAGCTTGTACGAGGTGAGCAACCTCGGAAGGGTGCGGTCGCTCGACCGAACGATAATCCGCCCACATCCCAGAAATGGTACACCAACCGAGTACCATTTCAAAGGGCGCATAATGAAACCAGTAGCCTATCCTAATGGGTATCTTACTATATGTCTAAAAAACCAAGGCGTAAAAGACAATCGCCTTATTCATAGACTTGTTGGCAAAGCATTTGTGCCTGGCTACTTTGATGGTGCAGATATTAACCACAAAAACGAAAATATATCTGATAACAGAGCCGAAAACCTTGAATGGTGCACACGCAGTTACAATCTGCAATACAACGGCCGCGCAAAGCGCGTTGGTATCGTTCAAGGCAAAGAGGTGGAACAATGGACACTCGACGGAGTAAAGGTTGCAACATTCCCAACCACCAGGCACGCAGAGCGAGCCACAGGTATACAACATCAGCGCATTATAGGCAGTTGCCAACAAAAATATGGATGTAAAACCGCCGGCGGTTATCGTTGGAAATACAAAGAATAATACTATGCAAGAAATTGAAGATTATTGGAAAAAGAAGGACCAGTGCATCGCCGACCTGGAGGATGCGCTGCCACGACTGAAGCCACAGCTGGACGAGATCGACACGCGCCTGTCGGCCTACATCGAGGACGCACTGAGCAACCACGCGAGCCATGCTAACATGTTCGAGCTGCTGGGCATCCGCAAGGTGATGCGCCTGATGGTATCGTACAAGATGGACGGCGATCGCGTGCAGCGCACCCTGCGAGCCATCGAGGGGCAGTGGCGCAACGGGCGACACGTGAAGGGCGGACTGAAATTCTCTACCCCTCGCGGCCCTCAACATGTTCGCCTGATGCCATACCAGGTGTGGTGTGTGTTCGGCATCTACGGATTTAAAACCGATGTGTGCATGGAGCGCCGATACACAGATGGCGACGAACTACTACCCACCGAATGGGTGAACCCGGACGACGGGATGGTGTGGGATACCCGACGACTGACTGAAGAAGCACACATTTTTCAAACACGTAAATCGGGCAAAACCGAGTTCGGCGCGGCCATCGACTTTGTAGAAGCCTGTTTTCTCGGTCCCGTAAATAGCCAGGTGCTTATCTGCGCCCCATCGAGCGAACAATCCAAAATCGCCTACAAAGCCATCCGTGAGTTTGCCATGCAGATAGACCCCACCTGCACCAATCGCATGGGCGGCCGTTTTTTTCGTATGACGCGAAACGGCCTAAACTGGCAGCCTGGGCACAAAATGAAGGGCGAAATAAAAACGATGGCAGCCGGTAAAACATCGAAAGATGGACTCTACGCCAGCGTAGTACACCCCGACGAGCACGGGCAGGTCGGTTACATCAATGGCAGCTGCGACATGCAGAATGCCGTGGAAACTTGTTGGGGCAGTACCGGACCACGGCGCGAGAAACTGCTGATGCACACCACCACCGCCGGCCGTGTAAAGGAGGGGCCATACAAGGACCAGCTGGGGCGCGTGGAGGAGATACTGCTGTCGGAGCTGGACTATCCACTCGACCAGCCCCACCGCACCGACGACGACGTGTGGTTCGCATTTCTGCTGCAACTCGACAAGCCGGAGATAACCGACGACCTCGAGAAGCTGGACAATCCAGAGCTGTTCAAGAAATGCAACCGCTCCATCGGTGTAACCGTGCAGCCAGACTATTATCGTAAGCGCCTACATGAGGCATCGACATCGGACGACACCAAAAAAGAGGTATTAACTAAAGATTTTAACATTTTCCAATCAGACCGCTTTATGAAGTGGCTGAGCGGCGACCAGATACGGCCCCGTCAGACGGAGCGACGCATCACCGACTGCTGGGCCACACAAGGATGGCGCGTATTTTGTGGATTAGATTTTGGTGGCTCAGACGACCTGTGGGCCGCGTGCTATCTGGCGGTGAATTATCAGCAGCAGCAGCCCGAGGGCCGATTCTTTGCCGATTTGGATTTGTGGTGCACCGAGGCGGCGCTGCACGACAGCCCCAACCGCCCGCTCTACGAGATGTGGATTCGCGACCGATGGCTGCACGTGTGCCCCGGCGAGGTATTCAGCCACGAGATGGCCGTAAACAAAATCATGGAGCGTGCCGGTTACGACGAGCACGGCAACCTGATGGCCACACCCGACAGTCAGATAGACATGCGCATGTTCGGCTACGATCCAGCCCAGAGCACGGCCCCCATCAACCAGCTGAAGGCGTGGCTGCAGTCGCTATTTCAGCAGCGCGGCATGGGTGGTGCTGACATCGCACAAACCCTCAAACAGATGGTTGTCCCCGTTCCGCAGACGTTTGTGGCGCAGAACGGACTGGTTCAGGAGATAGAGTACATGTTGCTGACCGACCACCCCTGGCTGCACCTATCTATGAACCCCGCCTGGCCGTGGATGTTCCAGAATGTTAAGCTGGAGATTTCGCCTAATGAGTTGAAAAAACCGCTCAAGTCCGGCACCCATAACAAAATCGACGGTGTGCATGCCCTCCTCGATGCCCTTTATTGCTTCGACCTGAGCGAAGGGCTGATACAAGTGTAATCTGTGATGGTGTACCTGAAAGAGTGGGACTCAATGTGTGTGTGCCGTACCCGCCATCTTTTTATTAATATCTAAAGAAAAAATATATTGGCGAACATCATGGAAAAAGCCTTGTGACAAGGCAGCGGGTAAACCCCCAGCGGGAATATCAGATATTAATGTATAAACCAAAAACAAAAAAGAATTATGCAAATACATGTAATGAATAGCATCGTCGAGTTGTGGCGATGGTATAATGCGGTGGCTGAGCCGCTGAAGGAATTTCGCACCCAGCACGAAGAACTCGGCCGTCGGCTGGGCCTTAGTCTGTATGATACATACCAGCATCTATACAACAAATTGAGAGATAAAGGCTCGAAAGGCGATATAGAGACTGCGCGAAACATCGCGATCGGCACGCTGCTTAAACTGGAAGACCGTGACGTGATATGCGACATCTACAAGTCGATATTCACCATTCTGAACGACACTGAGAAAGCCCGCCATCAGAAAGTGCTGGCCAGAAACGTAACGAACTCGAACGCCGACGTAGACGCCAGGATTCAGGAATTGTCTCTTATAGCAGAGCGCACCAAGAACGAACTGATAGCCCTGAATACCTACACAGAGCGACTGAAGCGCCGTACATGGTGGCAGCGCCTTTTGAACAAAGAACCGTATTAAAACAAGGAATTATGAAACAGACAAAGTGTAATTTGAATCTCTGGCCGTATGCTATAACGGCAACGGTGATATTCGCCGTGTTTAAGATGAACGGAACCATCGACTGGTCGTGGTTCAAGGTGCTGCTGCCAGTCATCGTGTATACGGTGTTGGCGGTTGTAGCGGCGCTGGTGATTATCGCCTTGTCGATCTACAAGGTGAAGCGCGACTTCAAGAAGACGTTGGAAGAGCAGTTTGCGGCCGCTGAGCAGCGGAGCGACGACCGCATCACGGTGGCCGAGAGTTACCGCGCGGCGTGCGAAGAGCTGAATAAGAACTGGTCACGACTGAGCCCCGAATCACGTACAGCGCTGTTCGAGCGTATCAGAAATCTCCGCGAGCTCATGAATAATACCGCCGAGCGCGTCGAAGCGCCGCGCCCCCGCAGAGTGTAACGAATGTAAACAAAAGGAACTATGAAAGTAAAGGAAAAATCATTTTGGAAGTTCTTTGTTGCTTGTCTCAGGACAGGTAACAAAGAACTTGCGAAAAAAGTGATTAAACAAAACAGATAAAAGTTACGAAAGCAAAATGAGATAGAAAGAGATAATATATGAGAACGAACAATAAAAACAAACTAAAAAAATGAAAACAGGAACGAAGATACTGGCAGCGCTCTTCATCGTGAGCGTGGCCATGAATGTATGTCTGCTTCAGCGTGGCCTGGTTACTGAGACCCGCATAGAGCGCGACACAGTATGGCGCGACACCATCATCAACCACCCAGAGCCAGCGGAGGCGAAGGCGACGGGCGATACCATCTATGTGAAGGTGCCCTACCCGCTGCCATCCGACACCATACACGACTCTATCACCGTGGTGCTGCCCGTAGAGCAGAAGCGTTATGACGACAGCCTATACACGGCATGGGTCTCAGGCTATCGCCCCGCGCTCGACAGCATCAGGCTCAGCCTGCCCGAGATAACCACCACCATCACGAAGACCATCGTGAAGCCGTCGCCGCGCTTGTCGGTCGGTGTGCAGCTTGGCGCTGGCATCGGTGTCTTCAGCCGCCATCCCGACATCTATGCGGGTGTCGGAGTAAGTTGGCGCCTGTTCGGCGACAAGCGAGTAAACCCATAGCCATGTTTTGGGTGATTGGTAAGAACTAATTTTTTTATTATCAATCAAACAAAGCAAAATGGAAATAACTCTTGACACATTGATCAACCTGCTCGGATTGTTGCTGGGTGGCGGTTGCGGTGCTTTTTTTACGTGGCGCTGGCAGCAGCGCAAGGCAGCAGCCGAAGCGAAGGAGAAAGAAGCTGAAGCTAAGTCGGCAGAGGTCGATATGGCTCAGAAAGTACAGGACACCTACCAGGAGATGCTGGAGTACAAACAGAAGGAGGTGGAAGACAACCATCGTCTTATCGAGGAACTGCGCCAAGACCGCGACCATTACAAGGAGAATTATACAGAGGTGCGTGATGAATTGGAAAAACTAAGTAAAGAGTTCCGAGACTTCAGAACTCAGAGTGACGAGGAACGCGCAACTATGAAACGAGATATAGAGTTCAACCGAAAACAAGTGAGTGTACTTACCCCCTTCATTTGCGCGAACCTCAACTGCGAAGATCGAATACTTGTTCCAATCTCGGAGTGCATGAAGTCTAACTGTGCTTCCGGCATCAGAAAACCGAAAACCCCCAAAAACCAATAGCTTATGGAACTATACAAACGAGGCAGCCGCGGCGAGATGGTTCGCCAGATTCAGAAGGCGCTGAATCTATACCCCGACGGCATCTACGGTGTGATAACAGAAGAGGCAGTGAAGTCGTTCCAGATGCGCCACGGACTGAAGCCCGACGGCATCGTAGGACCCGCAACGCTGGCAAAGCTGATACCCGCCAGACTGAAGCGCTCGAAGCGCACCATCACAGAGATTATTATCCATTGTACGGCCACGCCAGAAGGCCGTGACTACACCATATACGACATCCGCAAATGGCACACCGACCCGCCGCCAAAGGGCAACGGCTGGAGCGACATAGGCTATCACTATGTAGTGTACAGAAACGGACGTCAGTACGAGGGCCGCGATGTAGACATCATCGGCGCCCACTGTAAGAACCACAACGCCCATTCGATAGGCATCTGCTATGTAGGCGGCACTGACGCCAAAGGCAAGCCTAAAGACACGCGCACCCTCCAGCAGAAAGCAGGGCTGCTGACCTTACTCGAAGAGCTGAAGAAGCTGTACCCCAATGCGAAGATATACGGTCATCACGACTTCGAACCAGGCAAGGATTGTCCGTGTTTCGACGCGAAGACAGAATATAAAGACTTATAGCCTATGATAATGATTGGTCCGTTTTTCGACCCATATGGCATCTACGGTCTCATGGACGAGGTGCCGCCACCAGCGCCAACCGACGAGGAGAAGAAGGAGGCGCTGCGCCAGGCCCGCGAACGTATCAGACAGATGAAGCGCAAGGCCAACGACGAATATGCCGCCACCATCAAGATACTGGCTGCGACGCTGGCCCTCGTGGTGGTGCTGTTCGTGCTCAACATAGCCGTGAGGTTTCTTCATTTCTTATAACCACATAATTTTTCATAGTTCATAATGAGCGCTGTGAAGCGCGAGTTTTTAAAGGTTTAGGTTTATTTATTTATGTTTTTAGTTTTTGTGTTAATTAGTAGTAATCCGACTTTTTGTATTAATTGTTAAACACGGGCTCGCAGCGGCGGGCCTTTTTTATTTTCTACGGTGTAGTAAACCTACACCGCATTTGTGTGCAAAGAATAAAAGCGCATAAATGGCAGATCAATCAACGATAGAAATCACAGGACTCGAAGAACGAATCAAGCAGTTTGAGGCGGCTTCGACCAAGAACCCCATGATGCAGCATCGCATTCGTGAGGTTATCAGACAAGTGTTGGCCCGAGTGCGCAAGGATTTGCAAGACCATGCCGCCAGCGGCTTGCAGATGCAAAGCGACCCACGTAAGGCTTACAAGGCCGTGCGCTATGCCGTGTATCGCAAGATATTCGGTGGCCAGGTGAACATCCTGAGTCCGAGGAATGCTAAACTCGGCAGTCTTTACGAGCCACCTCGCAAGTTGCAGCCACATCAGCGTGGCGGCAACCGCCGTACACGCAGCGATCGTACCACCGATCTGATGAGCTACTTAGGCAAAGACCGCGCTTTTGTGCTGAGATTCCTAAATGCCGGTACCCGTGTGCGTTACAATGGCGGAAGAAATGGCAGCACGGAGAGTCAGTACGACACGTTTATCTCTAACCACGGCGGTCTCAGCCATCGTGGCAGCATCAAAGCCCGTAACTGGTTCGGTGGTGCATCACACCAGCAGCTGGAGCGTGCGGCCGTGAATCTCGACCGCATGATCGACGACATTATACTCGGAATTTTATACTAAAAAGATATGGCAGACGTAATTACCAGATTCAAACTCGAGACGACCCAATACGACAGTAAGTTGCGCGACACCGTAAAAGGTCTGAAAGATGTTATACACCTTCATGAGTTGGCAGGAAAGGACTTTAAGGAGTTTTCTGCCAGTCAGGTTCAGGCTGCACGCTCTCTGGGGCAGATGGCCACAAGCGCTACCAACGCCAAAGACAAGGTGAAAGAACTTGTGAGCTCGTACAACGACATGTCGAGGACGTACAACGAAATGTCGGAAACCATGAAAAAGAGCGAGGGAGGCAAGGCACTCGCATCAAGTCTTGAGCAGCTTCAGAAGCGCATTAAGGATGCCAAGGCTGAGATGAACGCCACACCTGGCATCCTCGACAAGATGGCGTCGAAACTCACCATCAACGTCGACGCCCTCAAACTGTTCAATGTCGGCTTGCAAGCCGCCAAAGGTGCTCTCAGTGTGGCGAAGGATGCTTTCTTCGCAAGTGAGGAGACCGTGGATGAATGGGGCCGCACAATCGACGCCAGCAAGAGCCTGTATGAAGGCTTTCTGACGGCTCTGAACACTGGCGACATCAGCGGTTACATTAGTCGTATTAATGACATTGTAGCCGCCGCCCGCGCAGCATACAACGAGCTCGACCGACTTGGAACGATGAAGAGCATACAGGCACCTCAGATGAGCGCTCAGCAGACGGAGAACGAGCGCATGAGGATGATGATACAGACGGGTCGGTATATCGCCCCGATAGACGGAAGAGGCAACGCCGTGTATAATGGTAGGGTGATGCAGAACGGCGACCTGCTATCGCCCGCACAGATTCAATCCATCGAGCGGCAGTTGCAAGGAGGCATGCAGAAGGTTGTTACACTGGTGAGTAATGAGGTTAGACAAAGCACTAAAGCCATCAACGCCGTCTACGATCGCCAGGCGAAAGAGCTTGGACTATCTCTGAAGGAGTTTCGTGCCGGTACTTCGTCGATGGCTGAATTTGACAAGCGCATCGCAGGTTATCAGCAGTATCAGACATGGCGAGCACAGCACACCACCATCGATCAGCAGAGTGGCCGCGAGATTGTGGCCCGTGGCAATCCATACCAGGAGTATGCCAAATGGGGTGTGTTCCGTGTCGACGGCGACCGATACAATCAGCTTGTGCAGCTGATTCAACAGCGCGACCAGCAGATGGTGCAGGCCTACGGCATGCAAAGTCAGAACTATCGCGCCATCAATCGCGTCGAAGGCATCACAATTCGCAAGCTGATGGGTGGTGACGGAGGTGGTGGCGGTACTGGCGGCGGCTTCGACGTGTCGAATATAGCCTTTAAGGCGGGCGAGGGG